CATGAGTGTGATCCTCAACACCGGGCACGTCCTGCTGACGCCGCGCGCGACGTGCGGGATGTTGCCCTTGAACACAGCGAGACGGTTCGGCTTTGGATAGAATGCGCCGACGATATCGGTCTTGTCGGGGTTGAACAGCACCGTCTCGCCGCCCCAGTTCGGCTCCCAGACATCGTGCGGATAGTAGACCGCCGTGTACCGGGTGTCCTTGCGCGAGTCGGTGTGCAGCGTGCCGTCGATGCCGTAGGCATGCGCGTTGGCGTAGCACCTGATCAACGTGTGGCCCTGGAATATCCGCCGCTCTAACTCAAGCCAGATTGCGTGCAGCGGCGCCAGGTTCTTCTTCAGCTCCTCGGCGCAGTCATATGCCGCTTTATCGCGAACTTTCAGGTGCCCGGCGAAATGACGGTGCCAGAATGAGTAGATGTCCTCCTTGCCATTCGACTTCCATCCATACTTCCAGCCACCATTGCGCAAGAAATTGTACAGCGGCACACGCTGCTGCTCGGTCAGCAAGCCGTCGATCTTGAACGTGTCGGGCAGAGGCGGCGGCATTGCCGCTTCCGCTACGAGAGCGAGCGCCATGCTGAGCCTCTAGTCGCTGTCATCATCGTCGTCGTCGTCGCCTGGGCCATCACCGCCACCGCCGCCTTCACCGCCACCAGCACCACTACCAGCGCCTTCACCGCCACCAGCACCACTACCAGCGCCTTCACCGCCACCAGCGCCACTACCAGCGCCTTCACCGCCGCCAGCGCCACTACCACCACCACCACCGCCGCCAGCGCCGCTACCACCACCACCACCGCCTGCTCCGTCGCCTGTTCCTCCGCCTCCTCCACCGCCGGCTCCATCACCTACGCCGTCGCCGTAGCCATCCGCCACACCATCCCCGTAGCCTTCACCAGACACGTCGCCGAAACCGCCGCCATAGGCGTCGGCAACGCCGCCGCCGTAGGGGTCGCCATAACCGCCGTAGGGATCGCCAAAGCCAGCAAAGGGATTGTCCCCGGGCGGCGGGTCGCCGAACCCAGGAGCAGTCGTCCCATATCCAGGAGCAGGTCCAACGGCCGCGCCAAAGCCGGCTTGCGCCGCGGCGGCGGCAGCAGCCGCCTCGGCGGGGGTCATATCGGCATAGGCCGTTCCAGGGACACTGGCGAAGGCGCTGTAGGGATCGTCCAGGGCCGACACAGGCGGGGCGTTTGGGCCAAAGCCTATCTGGCCGCCGTACATGCTGGCCGGTGGGGCGGTGGGATTGCCATAATTACCGGGCGGCCCGAAGGCATCATAGCCATATTGCACACCTGACGGGATGCCGAATGCAGGATCGGTAGCCGCGAGAGTTCCGGGGGCGGCAAACCCACCGATCGCTGGGCCGAAGCCTGGGACGCCATAGGTCGTGGTTTCCTCCACCGCAGGCACGCCGTATGGGTTGCCCTGTGAAACCGCGCCAGGGAAGCCCTGCGATGCGGGGTTGCCAAAGCCGCCGCCAAACGGAACCCCGGAGACCTCGGGGTTGGTGGCAAAGGTGGTGTTGCCGAGGCCGCTGAAGGGGGCGTCGGCATAGGGGACAGACGGACCACTGAACTCAGGCGGAGTGTTCGTATTGGTCGCCGCCGGAACGGCATTGCCTGCCACCGGGCCGGTCTGCGCGCCGCCGACCACGCCGCCGGGCAGGCCGCCCTGCGGGGTCGATGTGACGCCTTCAATGACCGGATCGCCAATCGTAACTGACGTAACGGGAGCAGTTCCACCCTTGCCCGTCCCTGGTGCTTGCCCGGATGGTGCGCCCGGAACCGCGCCACCGGGCACGCTGGGAGCGCCAGGAACGCCCGCCACATCTGGAATGCTAGTCGGGGTATCCTTGCCGCCGCCACCGCCGCCAGTGGCGCCTGGGGCTCCGTAGGTGCCGCCGACTACATCAGTGGCACCGCCCCCAGAAAGATCGCCGAGGCCGCCGCCCTCGCGCTGCGCCAGCAGCGCCGCCACGATGCGATCGCGCACATCAGGGGGCAATTGGGCAAGGCTGTCCGGGTTGATGCCGGCCTGCAGCATCCTGAAATACTCTTCCTGATCCACGGCCATCCTCCTCAGACGTTGACGCCGGCCGGTTCGTAGACCGCCGCGATCGCGATCAGCTCCACGTCCGGCCGCGCCTGCTGCGCCACCGTGACCTGCACGATGGGTGCATGCGAATAGCCGGTCTCGCCGATCGAGACCCACAGGGTGTTGCGCGCCGGGATCACGAGCAGAGCCGGCTGGTCCCACTGCCCGTACTGCGCGATGTCGCCGGCCGACGGCGGGATGACGGCGCCCGCGGGTCCCCACAGCGCTTGGTCCCACACGTCGCGCAGGCCAGGGTCGGGGCCGGGAGGAGGCGGTTGCGGGATGACGATGAGGTTGTCGACCGTCGCCGCGAGCTGCGGCACGAAAGGCTCACCGGCGGATGACTTGAATGTCGCGCGCGCCTGATGCCACACGAACTGCGCGGACGGCGCGCCGAACATTTCCCAGCCGCCCACCAATGTCGCGACGTATGCCTTGCCGTCATCGAGGCCGGTGCGGTCGGCCTGCATGATAACGCCGTCCTGCGTGCCGAAGAACATGTCCGCGCGCATCCGGATGAAGCATGTCGCGTCGTATCCGAGAAATCTGCACCAAGCGCCCGTGATGTTATTGACCACCAGGCAGAACCGCTCGCCCGGCTTGCCACCGGGGAGGGCAACGAAGTCGCCACCATACTCGTCCCATTTCTTGGCCGTCCATGGCCACGCGCGCTTTTCCGCCACCGCTTCCCGCCACAATGGTTTGATCGTGCGCGTGAGCATCGCAAGCTCGAGCTGCCCGGCTTCCTTGGTGATCGCTTGGCTTAACGGAATGATGCCGTCGACGGTTAGCAGCAGGAGGTCGCCGCCGACGCTGATGTGCGCGTTCATGCCCATCGGCGGGCTGGTGCGGTAGCGTCCCTCCTGCCGCCAGTTGGCTGCGTCGGAAGGGTTGCTGCCCGTGAAGATGAGCACCTCGCCTTCGCTCGTGATGAAGACGTTCTTATCGTCGATACCGTCGCCTGCGTCGAGCGACCAGCTTGCGCCCGCGACTAATTTTCCGCCGAGCGTTGCGGCCCCCGCCAGCGGTATCTTCGCCAGCAGGCCGCCGACTGAGTCGATCGGCAGATACCACGCATTCATCGAACCGGCCTCGATGAAGTAGAGCCGGCCGCGGTATTTCCAGACGTAACTCAGGTTATGGCCGAACTCGACCGCAGAGCCGGCGGGGCCGGTGATCTTGGCGGCGCCGTCCGTTGGCGCGGGGGCGCCCGCCGTGCCGTCGAGCGTCACCCAGCTCGTGCCGTTGAACCGCAGCGGATAATCGCCGCTCTCGTTGCAGGCGACCATCCAATTAGTGCCGGTAGCACCCCCGGCGGCGTTGGCGAGCTGTGCCGCGACGTAGTTGCCGGATGTCTGGCCCGACTTGATCAGCACGGGCGTTGTGCTGGTCACGTCGAACAGTTTCGTGGCCTGCGCGGCATACATGCGCTGCACGTTGCCGCTGATATACTCAAATGCGGAAATCACTGGCAATCGTGTGACTGTCGAGTCAGCGACCACCCAGAATGTAGGATTCGCAGCCCGATCTTGCGCAAACGTGCCAGTGACTGCGCTTGTATGGGAAACAGAAACATTCCAAAACGAGCCACTGACCGGATCAAAAATCCTGTTGCCAATTCCATATGCATGCGAATTCTGCCATGCCGGCGAGTCGAGCGCATGCAGGTCGCACCACCGCACATAGCCGCCGCGCAACTTCACGCCGCGCGTGGTGGGCGCCCAGTTGTCCTGGACGAGCGCCCCGCCGGGCTGCATGTAGGCTTCGTTTTCGTTCTGGATGATGCCGCGCGTCGGCGCCGGGATCGTGATCGTGCGCAGATGCTGCGCGACCTGCTGGTCGACCGGCTGGCGGCGGAAGGCGGCGTGGGCGCTCATGGCGGTGCCTTCAGACAAACGACAAAAACCGCCGCGTGCGCGAGACACAATAATAATATGAAGATTACAAGTTCGCTCATGGCGTCGGCACCTGCCAGGGATACGCCGTGCGGGCATGCGCCGAGATTGGCAGGCGATCGATGATGATCGGCGCTGGACTGTCGGTCCCCATCGCGAGGGCCATGGCGTCGCCCCAGGTGCCCATGTCCTCGGCGTAGGGACTGCCCTTGTTGGCCTTCCACTGCCACAGCATGCCGAGCTTCAAGATGCGCTCGGGCAGCCGATAGGTGTCGCCGTCGGCAACGAACCGGTCGCCGAAGCCGCTTGACGCCAGAGCGATGGGGTTCTTGTCGAGATAGGAAAACCGCGCCGTGACGCCGGTGCCCATGATCGGCCAGATGTGCATCTGGCCGCCAAAGATCGTCCACTCGCCCCAGGCGTCTGACCAGTTGGCCGAGCGGCGTTGCAGCCACTCGTCGGTGTTGGGGACGAACCGCATCGGCTGCAGCGTCGAGGTCGAGCGCCAGACGTGGGAGTTGGTCAGCAGGCGCAAGTAGTCGGCCGGCAGGGGGAATGCCTCGGCGGCGCCGGTGCCGGTCAACGTCATCTGCTTGCGCAGCATCGTCCAGTCGCGCATGTCGCCGGCGATGCGCGCCGCCATCTCGTTGGCCAAGGCCAACGTTTCAAACATCGTCCGGTTGGCGTTGATATTGGCGACCACGCTCGTCGTCTGATGGACGCCGACCGCCGCGCAAACGTCATTCACCACCGTCAATAGGGTCATTACGCAGCCTTGTTGGGCCGTGCCTCCGCCGCCATCCGAAGCAAGTTCTTGCGGCTCGGCGTGCCGACCGGCGCCACGCCGGTGTGGGTCGCGATGTAGTCGCGCAACTGTTCGATGCTCATGGCGTCAAAGGCCGTGTCCGTGACCTCTTCAACTTCCCGCTTCTGCTTCAGGATCGCGTTGTCGGCTTCCAGCACTTCCGCGCGCGCCCGCAGCGCATCCAACTGCGCCCGCAGTTGCATATCGGGAGCCGCCGTCATGGCCCTGGCGATGAACTCCTCCGCCTTGTTCTTGAGTTCGCGCCCGCCATGCCCGAGGTTCTTCAGCTCCTGGCCGTCGACGGCGGCCAGCGCCTCGACCGTGTAGACGTTGAGCGAGCGCAATTCGGCGCGCTTCGACTCGGTCAGGAACGGGACGTGCGCCAGCGGCGTGCCTGACGCAGTCTGAGCCTTATGTTCCTTGAATTGGTTGTACTGCCGCGCGAACCGCTCGGCGTAAGTCACTTGCCGCTGCCGGCCGGTATAGGGATCGTCCATCCAGTGCGACACCTCGTTCACCGGATGCACCGTGGAATTGCGCGATCCGGGGCCGCGGATCTCGACCTGCTCGACATCGTCGAAGATCGGCCGGCCCGCCAGCTTGGTCTTGTCTTCGTTCTCTAGCGCAAGTGTCTTGAACAGAACGATCAGCAGGTCGTCGGGGTTGTTAACTTGCGGCATGGCGGGCCTTTCTCGTTGTTACATCGCTGTTACGTTTCGTGAGCTTCACCGCCCGCCCGGAGGACGAAGGACGGGCGGTGAAGGACGGCCGCCGAAAAACTCTCCCAAGTAAAACGGCGGCCTAGCTCGTGAGAGGGTGGTTACCTCTCGCGAGCATTCGTCAGCCGTTCATCAGGCGGCTGGGTTGGAGTCGTACATGCGCCAAGAAAATAATGGGTTGACCATCGTCAGCTCACCCATCCATCCGATGAACTGCGCGACTGCATCTTTATCTATTGGCATCTGGCCATCGCCATCGAACAACTTGTCGAAGTTGCGCGAGGGGTGATAGCGCAGACGCAAGCTATCGGTGTTGAGGCCGAACGTGGTGTTGGCCGGGCAGTTCGAGCCGATGCCGCCGTCGAGCACGATCTCGGCGCGCTTGCCGCCGCCGATGTATTCGAGCGCGCTGAAACCCAGCTTGCCTAAAGACGTTTCGTTGGTCTGCCGCTGAATCGCGATCGTCGCCGCATCGTAGGCGCTGTAATGTTCTGGGCTCATGATCAGCAAGTCAGCGTAGTCGCGGTTGCGCGATTGTCGCGTCATCACGAAGTTCAGCATTGGCCGAATGGTCGTGCTGGTCACCTGCGTGCCGATTGCCGACAGCGACACGCTGCCGGCACCGCCGCTCGCATCGAACGTGGTGGTCCGCCAGATCACTGCGGTGGCGCGGTCGATGCCGCCGTAGACACCGCTGGTGGTGGTGATGGGCACCGCGGTGGCCAAGCCAGTGATTTGCTTGTTGCCGTTGGCCGTGCCGTCACTGTAGACGCCGGCATCCATGGTATCGCTGAGGCTTTTCTCAGCGGCCGCTATATAAGAATCGAACACATCTAAAAGTTGTGCCTCGCCCTGGTTGTTGAGCAATTCCTGGGACGACAAGATGATCGGCACGACCACCATCTTCGGCTCAAAAAACGCATCGTTGAACAAATCGATCGCCGGGTTAAGCAGTTGGTCGTAGCCCGAATACCACTGTGCGGTTTGCTTGCCGATCTGCAGCGTCTCGCGGATGCGCGGGCCTGAGTACGTTTGCCACATCCCTTTGCGCTTCAAGACCGCGAGCAACGCGTTGTTATTCGAGACGAGGTCTTGATAGCCAGAGGACCTGTCCTCCAGGCTCATCGACAGGATCTGCTGATACTGAGGATTTGTCGTGATATTTGGCATGAGCGCGCTCCACGGCCCTCGTCGGCGCGTTGCGCCTGACGGGCTCTACGGGGTCAAACCTCAAAGCGACCCGTTGACGCGCCGGATGGCGTTGGCAATCGAGTCGCGGCGGCCAACCGGTTTACTGTCGGAGCGCGAACGCGATACTCCGTTCGAGGAGCCGCTATCGGGCGCGCCGTGTATTGACCGGTCGGAGGTGCGGGTTTGAGCCGCTGAGGTGCGGGTTTGAGCCGCGTGCGTGGCAGGCCTTAGAAGGTCTGCCCGCTGGTAGGCCGTCGGGAGATCGAAGCCGAGCTTCAATTCCCTTTCGATCAAATCGCCTAGCTCGTCCAGGCGCGGGTGGGTCTCGGCGAACCGGTCGACGCCCGCGCGTGTGTGAGTAAAGCGCCGCTCATAATGCAACTGTTGCAAGCCGCGTGCAATAGCCTGCTGCTGCTGGTGCAGTTGCCCCATCTGGTGGCCGATCGCCGTCTGCGTATTTGCGAGCTGTAGCGACTTGTGCTGGTCGGGACTCTGATTGAGCACATGCCACGCGATGTCGCGGAACGTCAGCTTCTGTCCATCCGGCGTGCGCAGATTGAGATTATTGACGATGAGGTCGAGCCCGGCGATCGGGTCGGCCCGCAGCTTGTTCTCCATGCCGACGTAATTGTTGAGCGCGCGGTCGAGCGTCGTGCCGTGCTGCTGCGCCATCTGGTGATACGGCCGGATGGCGTTCATCGCCTCGGTGTCGGCGCTCGTGCGGGCGTAGTACTGCGAAAACTCCTTATTCATGCGCTGGACGCTGGCGCGCACGCTCTCCGGCGCCGCCGCCCACTCGGCCTGCGCTTGTTGGCCCCAGCGCCGCGGCGGGTTGCGATGGCGCGCGTCCGCAGGCAACTGCACGATGTTCCATGTTGCAGGAGGTGCAGGCTGGCCAGGGGGTTTGGGCTGACCAGCCTGCGTATCTTGCCGCCGTGCCGCGGTGTTGGCGTCCGCCTGCTTGGCAGCAAAATGCCCGTGCTCGGCGCGCTCGCGAGGCTGTTCGTCAGGCCGTTTCTTGAGGTCGAGCGGGGCTGCCGTCTTCTCTTTCGGCGTCTCCTCGGGCGGCTGATTGTGGCCCGCCTTCGGCGTGCCTTTGGTTGCCGGGCCAGGCTCGGTGGTGCGCTGAAACGCCTTGCGGATAACGTCGCGGCGATGCTCGGCGGGGCCTTTGACGACCTCGGCCGGTGGTTTGTCGGGGGCCTGCGATCCAACCGTCGACGGCGGCGGAGCAGCCGGGCCGATCGCCATCTCGTTGGACGGTGCGGGTGCGGCGGGGGCCGAGGGCGGCGCGCTCGGCGCGGTGTTGGTGTCGGACATAGCTCTCCTGCGCCGACCCTTAGCCGGCTGGTTGGAACCAGGAGAGTTTTAACCAGCAGCTTAGCGCTGGCGCACTTTCAGTATCGCGCGCGCGATCTTGTCACGGCGAACATCAGCGCGGTTGAAGTCCTTGGCGACAGATTGAGGTATCTTAGCGGCCTTAGCAAAGGCGGCATCATGTGCCGCGATTTGCATGAAGCGTTTCTGCTTCGCGCTCGTACTCGGCATACCACGCCTCCACCCATTGCTGGTCGTCCATCACCGCCTTGACTTCCTCTCGCGTCGGCGGACCGTTACGCCGATAAGCCTCCGACATCACGGCCTCTGCCAGCATTCGCACCCGCCGCTCATGCGGGCCTTCGCGCTCTTCGGCCTTGCCGGTACTCCGCGACGACCCGTTCGAGCGTCCGCCGCCGCTCGACTTTGGTTTCGCGGGTTTCCGTGCGCGACCTCGGCTTGGGCTTCTCATTCCCTACCTCCGTTAAGCCGAGGCTGCGGCCGACCGCGCGGAACTTGGCCTTGCTCTCGTAGAATTTGCCATCGACTTGCTCCGTTGGCGGCATGGTGTCGCTGATCACGTTCGGCAGCGGCAAGTCGGAGCGCGCGGGCTGCAGCACGTCTCTCCGTATCCGCCAGAGCCCGGGCGACACCTCGATCAAATCCAATCGCTGGTCACTCATGTGTCACGGCCCTATCGGGAACGACGCCTTCGGCACTGGCACCCCGGCGTCACTCGGGCTTCGCGCCGTGCCCAAGGTCACTCTGGTCGGACACATCCAGCCCAGGAAAGGCTGGTTGTTGTTGCCGCCGAGCAGCGCCAAGGGCCGCGTTCCGTTGAAGATAGTTCGCACCGTCGTGGACGAGCCGATCATCGGCGCCGTGGTGTCGCTCGCGAGCCCCATATAGGCGCGATACGTGGTCCCGTTGAAATCTATCCTGATGTAGTACCAGGTGTTGATGATGGGGTTCCACGTTCCACTCACGACGTTGATCGCGTCCGAGCCCGTCGTGCTCACCGTCAGATAGAGCTTCCCGTCCGTATGTAGGAAGACGACCCAGCTAAGGAGCGAGCCCGCATCGCTCCAGGATCCCATGAGGGTTTGCGGAGGTGTCACGCTGGAAAACCGCGCGAAGCTCTCAATACAGAAGGCCGCCGCGGCGAGATTTGCGGAGTAGCCCCAATTGATCTCGCCACGGTAGGCTCCGGTTAACTTGGAGCTGAGAAGCGACGAAGACCCAAAAAGAAATTGCGCCGTATCGAGCTCCACCGTGCCGGCGGCTCCTCCTCCCGTGCCGAGGATAGTGCCGTTTCCGCGCGCGATCGGGCTGGCGTCTGGGACAGCGGTGGCACCATCGGCCCCCGAAGCAGGAATAAGCAGCACGACGTTCAACCAATCCGGGTCACCCGTGGCAATCGGCCCGCCGGTCGCGGTCACGAACGTCGTCGGCATCCCAGGCTTGCCGGCGGCCACCTTGGTGACCGGCACGCCGCGCATGGCCTCGGTGACCGGCAGGCCGAGCTTCGGCGACGTCGCCGTCACATCTACGACAGGCAGGCCGCCTGACGCTACGGTGACGACAGCCAATGCCATGTCAGCCCCCAGTGGGCTGCTGCTCGGGCTTTAATGCCCAGGTCCAGCCAGTGCCGGGGACGAACACATAGACGGGCTGCTGCTGCGGCTGTTCCGGCTGCTCGATGGGAGCCCCCTCCTCAAGGGCAGGAGTCAGAGGCTCGTTGATTGATGTAGGCGCCATGGAACCCTCCATCTTGAATGGTTTGAACGGGCGGGCGCAATGGAATTTTGCGCCCGCCCATCCGCGCTATTTCTTAGGCTCAGGCTTTGCTGGCGGAGTCGGCAAGCCCTGATCCGGCCGCGCGGGCGGCTGCGCGGCCCAGGCCCAGCCTTGGCCCGGGACGAACACATAAACCCACTCCAAGCCCGGAATCG